TATCTTCACGGCAATCTGATCGCTACGGTGACAGATAACGACATGACGATTTACGATGGTGGTTGGCAATCCAATACCACAAAATCCCGTCTAAATGCTCTTTGCACTGAATTTTGCATCGCTGGCGAAGGTGTTTTCCAAAAGGATTTTGCCTGGTATGTTCGTAAGTTCGTCGGTGCAATTAACGGACAAAATGTTTACAAGACTGAAGACTTCGTTTCTGGTTACATCTTCGCCTGATATGTTGAAAGCACTTTCTAAGAAACGTTCCTCTAGCAATCTTCTCTCTTTTCACATGAAATTCGTCCCCTTAGTTATCATCGGCGCTCTGCTTTGGAATAGTAACGACGCCAGACATTTCACCGCTGATATACTCCAAGACGCTTCAGAGTTCGTCCGCCCCACTAACACTAACATCAACATTTCTTTCTGAACAATGACTGAAACCAAGGACAACATTGTGGATCGTGATGAACTCCAAGCAAGTCTAATTCATCAACTCATAGATGACATGGACACCAAAACTATGATGTCAATGCTTTATGATTATATCGATGAAAGTTATGATAAGTATAGCGTTGATGAACTGATTGAAGAGGTTCAAGAATACTATCCCCACCTGTTGGAATAGTTGCTTTTACCTCAAAAATAGGGTAAAATGAGTGTAAATCAATTAAAAAAGGTTTTTAAAAATGTAAATCAGTGTTTTATCGTTATTGAGAAGTATTCTCTGGATACTACCCAATAGTATGCTCAAACCCTCTCAAATGTGTTCCGTAGTTCGTGTTAAAGTCTTATGAAATGTGCCAGGGTCTTGTTGTCTTAGCGCGCACGCTATCGTGCCGCCGCCCAGTATAAACCACCCCGCCCAGATCTGTCAATCCTCAGAGCACCTCTGAGACACTTATAAGACTGTCCACTATTCGTGCCAGAGCAGTCTTTTTCGTGTATTGTATAAGAGTCAAAGAAACGCAAAGCAATGCAAACCGCCACCGACAATCTGATGCAAATTGCTGCTGAGTTGAATGCTGCTGGAAAGCAGGTGAAAGTGACAGTGCTCAAACCACGCAAAGCACGCCGCTCTGAGTTGATTATGAGCAGCACAAAGGGTGTCCGCACTAACACTAACCGCCGCGGACAATCATACACTGGGCACGCCACTTATGCGACTCAGAGCACTGTTGAGGGTAATCGTTCTGCTTACTTCAAGACTTCAGGTTGATCGCTTATGAGCACTCTACCATGAGCAGTTCGTGATGGCAACGGGGGGCGCAGTTGTCCCCCCTACGAGTGCTCGAATGAGCAGGGTTTTATGGGGGTGTTTATGTAAGCGCGAAGCGCGTATCAAAAAACGCTAACTTCCCTAACCTACAACGAACCAAAAACGCGCTCGTTATTTACTTTCATATAAAAATTTTTTGCCCCATGAAAACTCTGGCCAGGATCGTATTAGGACTCTTAACGTTCAACTACGCACGCACCACATTCACTCCAAGAACCTCCAAGATTGGGAGACGGTCAAACTATGACCCCTCTGAGTATAGGATACCGAACAATGGAGGGTTGTAGACAAAAACTAAATATTGCAGTATGATGTTGAGGTAACCTTCACATAATTATGGCTAAAGGATTCAAAGTTATTCCCAAAGAGACTGAACAGAAAGAAGAGTGGGATTACGACGCGATCAAGGAGAGATGCAAAGGTAAGACAATTGTATTCTGCCTACCTGGTCGTGGGTGTTCTTATATCTTTCTGAAAAATTTTGTACAACTTTGTTTTGATCTTGTACAGAACGGAAACCAGATTCAGATTTCCCAAGATTATAGTTCAATGGTCAACTTTGCACGATGCAAAGTACTCGGAGCGAATGTTCTGAGGGGCCCGAATCAAATTCCTTGGGATGGTAAACTGAAGTATGACTATCAACTGTGGATTGATAGTGACATTGTGTTTGATACGAATAAGTTCTGGCAACTGATGGATCTTGCACTTCCTGCAAATGGAGATGAAAGAGAGATTGCTGCTGGATGGTATGCAACTGAGGATGGACACACAACATCTGTTGCACACTGGTTGGATGAGGAAGACTTCGCAAAGAATGGTGGAGTGATGAATCATGAAACAGTGGAGAGTATCAGTCGAAAGAAGAAACCATTCACTGTAGACTACACAGGTTTTGGATGGGTACTGATCAAACACGGTGTCTTCGAACGATTGGAGTATCCATGGTTTGCACCGAAGATGCAGGTGTTCGAATCAGGGAATGTCCAAGACATGTGTGGTGAGGATGTCAGTTTCTGTCTCGATGCAAAGAAAGAAGGTATCGTGACGTGGTGCGATCCACGGATCAGAGTTGGTCACGAAAAGACGAGGATTATCTGATGTCTGAGAAACGTTTCAAGTTGGTGTATGAAGGGCGGGATCTCTCGACCCTTCTGAGTGAGGAAGGAAAGTTTGAAGCAATGCAAAAACTTTCGATTTGGTTTGATGAAGGTCGCGAAGGTGCGATCGATCCTGATAAAGTAAAAGTCATTGATGTATTAGAGGAGAAAGAGTCCTGATGGCAAAGTCTAAAGTTGGTCTGAGTGGTGGAGTGTTTGTACAGTCTGCGCCGAAAAAAACTCGACAAGGACAAGGTAAACACACATTGTATAGCGCGACATCTCGCAATAAAGCGAAGAAACCTTATCGTGGTCAAGGTAAGTAATCATGGATGCAGCAGTTGAAGCCTGGAACACCATGGGGTGGTTTGAGGGTGTTTTGTTTACTGGATGGATTGTTGGTTTGTATTGGGCGAAGTTGAAATTGGATCAGCGTTTTTCTCGTCGAACGGTCTATCGAATCAAGATGGAAGATGATTAAATAGAAGAAGACATAAAACTTTATATGGCTTGTTTGATTGCAAATCTTCCTTCACAGGAAGTCTGGGTTCGTAAAGAATATTTGACGGATCATCAAAGCGGTCATGGAGAGTTCGTGAAGGGCGTCTGGGTATCGGTGAAATCGATTCCTGGACGCGCTTTTTATTTTGAGACATACTTACCAGAGTATGCAGCAATGTACGATAAACTCCCCATCAGTGCGTTTGTGGCGGACCCTGAGACTCCTTCACCTGATATGAGTCTACCTAACCTACAATTCTGGAATTGTATGGATTACGGCGTCGTTTCAGTGGACAAGAAGTTCATCGGAAGTATGGACTTTGAGTGTTATACAAGAGATCATGGTAATGTCAAAGGTACATACATTTGTACGATAGATAATTATCATCATGATCCAGATTATGTGGACTGGGCTACGAGTGAAAATCCCGCAGAACACAAGTCACATAACCTGATTGAACTTGAGAATGGACAATACGCATTGTATCCAAACAATCGATTGCGTATTTACGACAATAGTCTGACACCAGAAACACCAAAGATGCCTGATTTCAAGGTATCGACTCAATATTATCAAGTTGAGAATGGATTTGATCGTCTCGGCATGGGTCGTGAGGATGAATATTTCTGGAAAACATCAAAAGAACGCCAAACGGAGGAAAAAAATGACACCGAACAATGATTTTCTTGACAATTTAGCAAATGATCAGTATCAAAAACTGATTCAAGAAGTGTATAATGATGACATGTTGAAGAAAACGACAAAAAATAAGAACAATAACGAATTGATCGAACGAATTGAAGAGGATGATAGTTCAGAAGGTAAACAAGTGCTCTAATTTCTGACTAAATATAAAGAGGTTAGACCAGATTCGTATCCGTGGCAGGTATTTCAAGGACATTTAAAGACATTAGTTTGTCTTTTAAACGTCATCCAGTGACGAATGACATCATTTCGTTGAAAAATGAGGATGCAATTAAACGTTCAGTACAGAATATCGTCCTGACAATGGTTGGTGAGAAAGCATTTGTGCCATATTTTGGTACAAATGTAAATGACTCTCTGTTCAACTTGAATACTTCCGTTGAAGCTGTGGGTTTGAAAGAACAAATTACCACATCAATCAACAATTTTGAACCAAGAGTCAATAATCTGAACGTTACTGTCACGGTTGATGCTGATAGTAACGACATGTACGCAACAATTGAGTACGATATCATCGGTCTTCCTGCTCCTACTCAAAGAGTAGAGGTTCTTCTTTTCCCGGCTAGAGTATAATGGCTTTCGGTCAATACGTTAATTTAGATTTTGATCAAATCAAGACATCCATCAGAGATTATCTGAGGGCAAATACTAATTTTAC